ATGTAGATTTTAAACTCTTAATATCTTCGACCGTAGACATTTCGTTAGCGGCCCAACTTGATAAAAAAGAGTATTCAAATAGCTTGTACTCCTTTATAATTGACTTATTTTTCTGATCTCTTGAAATAATGTTGTACCCGATTGAAAGCTCAGCATTTAAACCGTTTTCTTTCATTAATTGGATATCTGTAAACATATCTCTGGAAACCTCTTTTTTTAGATTGAATTTAGTTGTAGTTAACAATCCATAAGAATCGTTAGCATCAATCTCCAAAGGCACCCCTAAAGCTATCGTAGGAATATGGTCCTTTAAAACTCTGATACGTTTATAATTTTCTGAAATAGTTTTGTTGAAAGATCCCTTTGCAGAAATATCGCCATCAGAATCCTTAAAGTCATACGTATTTGCGTAGGCTCTAATTACTCCCTTTGCTTCGTCAAAGTCTTTTATATCTATTGAAGATTGTTTAAAATGTATCTGTCCCATTTAACAAATATAAAAAATATTTATATTAAATGCCTTTTTGATAAATTTTATTTATACATTATGTTTCCGTCCTTGTCTTTCCTAACAACTTGCGCCGCAGAACATCGGCAGTTTATAACGTTCCCGGCGCTACCGGTTGGCGCTCCTGGATATAGCATTTTTTCGCCACTTACAATAAAGTCGTCCTCCAATTTTACACGTTTTCTATTCATGTCGTAGTGATCGTAAATACTATTAGGCGGCCTCCTGGTCCTTGAATCTAAAGAAGATACCCAGACTTTATCCATGTAAACGCCGCTAACTGATCCGCTAACGGTCGCCGCATAATTTGAAGCCGTTGTCGTTTCTGTTCTCGCAATTCTTAAAGTTTGCCATGAAAAATATTTTCTACTTTTTACTTTCCTTTTTAGGTCCGCCGCTATTTCTCTTGTAGTTAGATTCTCCTTTATTCCATTTGCAATAATTGAGTTAATATAAGAAATATAAGTCTTTTGTACAGTTCGGATTCTTTCCCCTCCATAAATAACAAGCCATTCGGCAATATTAAACTCATAGATTGAACCAAAATCAGCAGGATCAAAATTCTTTTTATTGATTTGCTTATTTATTTGACGGCCCACCCTTTTTCCATGTACAAGACCTATTTCTAAATATACTTTTTTGTAGGCTTCCAGGATCTTCTCCTCTGAAACATAAAAAGTAATAAAAGCCTCATAAGTATTCGGTGTAATTTTATCAAATGGTATTCCTGCCGCTATTTCCTTAAATGCTTTTATAAATATTCTAAAGGCCTTTTTTTCGTAGCCATTGTGCCACTTAATCCACTGCTTTCTATATTGTCTAATCATTCGTTACAGTTGGAAAGTCCTCCAAACTTTGCTCAATAGTCATTATATCAGTAGGAACGGTATATTCTGCCATGCTTGGGTTTTCAGTTGGTGCAAGTTGCAGGAATTGCCTCGCCTCCTCTCTACTCATTAATCCATTTTCAACACTTGGAGCAATCCATTTTATTGCCTCGGCCATGTCCTGTTGAAGCTCTGGCATTTCTGAAAAGTGAAACTCTAAGCAAGTATTTTCGTACCCTTTAAAAAATGGTAAAATATCTGAATTAAAAGCCTGTGTAAATAGTTTTAAATCCGGAATAATATTGTCCGTTACTACCTGTTTTCTAAATTGGTTTACATTGTCATATTTAGCCCCGGAATCATTATTTAAAAGTTTGTCGGACCATCCTAAAACATTACAAATTTGTTTCTGGTCGAAGTCTAAATAATCAAATAATTTTAATTCGTCCGCCGTCATAGATAAACGAGTAAATCCAATCTCAGCAGAAACACCGGCAATATTACCGAGTCTATCGGTATCTTTGTCCATCTCTTTAAGCCTATCTTTTAAGCCCTTTGCCTGGTCCGAAGTTAACGGAGTTTGACCTTTTGAGTGTAAAAGCCCAAAAGCCCCTCCGTTTTTCATTGTTTTTATATTTAGGTCCAAAGCTCTATTTGAACTCTCAATATTCTTTAAAGCGGCCCTTAACGGCGAAAAACCGTATAAATGCGAGCCACTCATATCAAAGTTGGGATTGGGGTATTTTATATGCGTTATTTCATCGGCCGTAAAGCTAACAAATGAATCATATTCTATAAGTTTATAACCAGAAATAGGGCTTTCAGTACTTAATAAATTTGCTTTTTCCTTTAAAACTATATTCATTAAATGACTTGGCAGTAAATAAAGAGCAATAGGTTTGCCTTTGTTCATTCCATCCGCAGGCGATTGCTTATAAATAAAAACGTCCCCTGTTAATTTTAAAAATGTTTTGTATAACTCGAAAAACTCTACCCAGGTTTGTAAAACGTTGGGTCTATCTAATGGCATTATCAAAGAATCGTCTTCAAATGCTTTTTGTTCTAAAATGATTCGTTTAATTTCCTGTTGAGGCGTTAAATTATAGCCTGTTGCTTTTATAAGAAGATCCCTTTTACTCTTTTGGTCTTTATCTGTAATTTTTTTAATAGAATAAGGAACCGTAGAAGTTTTGGTTGCCATTTGAGAAACAATAGAGTAAACAATCGGATTTATATTAAAACCCTCCTCTACATATGTTTTCCCTTTTGCATCGTAGTGCGTTCCACTTTGGCCCACCCATTTAAAAAATGCTTCGTTAAATTTATTTTTATTTGAATTGCCTAAAATATAATTTGCTGCATCTGTAATTAACCCCATTATAAGTATAATTTATATAATAACCAAAAGTAATAAATAAAATCTATAAAAGTTAATTTAGAAAAAGAAAACCTTTGGCTCCAATTCGAAAAAGTATCGCATCATGATTGAGTCCCATTCATCCGGCGAACGTCCTATGTACTGTTTTACTATGTCTTTACCTATTAACTGAATCTTTCCATCCTTTTCAATATCCTTTTGCTTTACCTGCTCCATTTCTTCGCCAACGTATTTTATGACGTTTGAATCGTCGCATACTTCGCCGATCTGACGGTTAACAATCATTTCAGAAATTTTATAGCTGCATTGCGTTTTTAAGTTGGCATAATTTGGAACTACATACTCGTTACCTATCATTTCCTTTTTAGGCCTGGATCCATTTACAAAACCTTTGCACCCCAGGAAGTCAACAACTCCACCCCCGACGCCGTCCTCATCGGCCACAACATGCGACAAAGAAACATTGTATTTCTTCATTAAATCTCTTGCTTTTCTTACTACAACATCTAAGCCACTTTTTAAAATCTCGAACCTATGAACACAAATAAAACCTTTCCAAACTCTGAAAACTGTTTTATCTTTTCCTTTTCGGGCAATATCAATAGTCATGTACATTGCACCGCTTTTTTCTACATGAATAGGGTTAAAATAATCATAAATAGAGTTAATATCTATTAATGTACTTGGGTCATTATCAAATTCCCAATTCCCAAAGTATAACCTCTCTTTACTATTTAAATCTAAAGCAAGTAAGGAATCTAAATAAGATTGTGGTAAATGCGGGTTATCCGTTGGTAGTGCCTGGATAAATTTTCTAAAGTTTGGGATTGTCCCCTCTGCATCTGCTTTATAAAAGTTTTTATAGGTCCAATTCTTTGCAGGGTTACAACTACCTAAAACTTTCGGTATTAAATTAAATTCTTTTAATCTATAACGGCAACGAGAAGTAACTATCTGCCAAGCCTTGTAGACTATTTGGTTACATTCATCAATAAAAGCGCCGGTAATTTCTAAGGACCCTAAAGAATCAAAATTAGGGTCCGCAGGATAAAGAAATAAATCCTTTAAAATTATCTCGCTGCCATTATTAAAATAAATAACGTTGCTCTGTGCATTATAATTAAAATCGTTTGTTATTTTCAGATCACTTGCAAGGTCAAAAAAAGTATTTAAAGTAGTGTCTTTTAATGCTTTAAGTTTTGCCCGGCCCATGAGCCAACGAGTACCTGGGTATCTTTGGCACATTGAAATAAGCCATAAGCAACCGAGGGCCGTTTTTCCTCCTCCGGCAGCTCCTCCGTAAAGAATTTCCTTTGTAAAATTATCGTTTAGATAAAATACGGCGTTTTCTTGTTTAGGAAGTAGTACCATTTGGATCTATTCCGCTTCCTAAATGTACAATCGTTTGAATTGGCTTTTCGCCGCCCTCAATCACATTTGTATTCATTGAGAGTTTTTTAATTTCTTCCTCTGTTGATAGCAATTTCATAAGGCCCATTTGTAACGTTGCGTTTTGCGATTGATACCACTTCGAACGCATAGAAACCTTAATATCTGTTTTAACTTTTGTAAGTGCCTCTTTTATATCCTCCGATTTTTCCAATTCATAATCGTAAAAAGTAGAAGATACACAAGGTAAATAAGCAATTATATCAGCTATAAAAAATAGCTTATGTTTTTTTATTGCTTCTAAGGCCTGCTTTTCTAAATCTTTATAATTGTAAGCCATAATCTATAAATTTAATTGAATTGTAAAAGAGTTTGCTTTTCTTTTTGCACTTCTTACCATCCCAGGGTATTTTTTATTTAGTCTTTTTATAGCATCCCTTTCCATGCTTATAGTTCTATAATCTTTGCACCCCCCCTCAGTAGTCCAATGCTCATTTTCCCAATGTAAATATCTTATTCCTAAAATTCCCCCATATTTAGTAATGTGCCTCAAACATATTTCGTAGTCCTCTTTTACTTTGAAATCTTCATCAAAATAAAATTCGCCATCATTTACCATCCCCATACATGAAGCGGTTAAATAGGTTTTAGTTAATATCGGTTTGTAAGGGTAAACAGATCTTGGAGCGCTTTCAGTTTTTGCACCCCACATTTTAAAACCCATTTGCTCCATTACGCTAAAAGCTAATAAAAATTGTTTTTCCCAGAAACTCTCGCTTCTAATTTCAATTTTTTTAGCTTGCCTTTCAATTAGTTTAGTATAACCAACATATTTAGCATCGTCATCTAAAAAAACTACATTTTTTTCTTTTGTATTTTTTAATATCCAATTTCTTGTCGGTGTAATTCCTTGTACATCATTAGGAACCCCTACAACATTTTTAATATAACTATATTGATGAACTTCGCTATTAGGTACATAAAAAACCCCGATATTGGGAAGTATTTTATTAGTTGTAGTTCTCCCTGCTCTATTTTTACTCGGTATCGCTATTAGCATTATATCTTTTATTAAATTCATCCCATGTAAAAACCCTCTCAATGCTTGTAGCATCGAATGCACTTCCTTTTTTATACCCTCCTTTTCTAACTATTTTTAGCTTTAATTTTTCTTTCAACTCCTCCCATTCTTCGCTATTAGGTTTAGCCATTATTAAAATATATTCTGAAGGCGGCTCTAATTGCAAAGATTGTTCGAACTCTATTTCTTCGCCATCTTCTAAATTATCTATCTGTTCCTCCAATTCTGGAAGATCTAACCCCCAGGACTCAATTTTATCTACGTCCCATTCTGAGTTGATTAGTTCCCAATCCCATTCGCCAAAGCCTACATTATCTTTTATAATAAATTCCCTTTGTTGCTCCTCTGTAAGTTCTGAGGCCTGTATAATAGGTATTTCTTTGAGTCCTGCGGCCCTGCATGCTTTTAAACGCATATTACCACCTAAAACAATAAAGTCTTTGTTTACAACAATCGGCCGGATCTTTAACATTTCCGGAAACGTTTTAATTGAGTTTACAAGTTTATCGAATTTATCGTCTTTTACCAGGCGTGGGTTATCCGGATTGTTTTTTATTTTACTAATTGGCAGTATTTCTGTTTTCATTTTTGACCCTTAAAGATTTCCTAAATAAAACTAATTTTCTATCAGATATTTTTTCTAATAAAACCCCCTTTTCATTGTACCATTTTAGAGCTAAGGATTTACAACTATAATTTAGTGAATAGTCGTAATACTTTCCTTTTCTTTTAATTCTATAACTATACAATATAGAAGCAATTTAAGAAAAAAAACAATAGCTTGTATCTATTACTTTATATTTCTTAATAAATTTTATTTATTTAAAAGAATAATCAAAAGGAACAAATACAATTTG